CGGTTACAGTCATGTAAGAACGTCCGTAGTTGTTAAGATCAAAGTTCATTGTATTTCCTTTTAGTTGATTGTTGTTTGTCATGCTTCTATTATACATATATCGGCAGATTTGTCAAGAGGGTTTAAGGTTATTTTGAAATTTTATTAAAATTTTTTTAACCTTGCATCCCCTCTCATATATACTTAACTGCGAAAAGTCTGATTTGCCCGCAGATAAAATCTCGATTTGGCCGATTTTTCCCAAAATAGTCAAAATAAATAGTGGGGTATTTTATAACCATACTGACAGGCCCCCGCGCCGCGCCAAAACGCCGGGGTGGTGTAAACACAACAAACCAAAAATATATCAAAATGTCATACCCAAACCGCCCCGACTCGCCCCTGAGCAGCAACTTTTTCCCACAAAAATGTGTATAATACTCAAGTCGAAACTATAATGATACAGGAGGATACAAACCATGTCTAAAAACCCCATTCAATTCAAGCCCAAAGAAATGGCTTCTTTGCTCAACACTATGGCAACTTCAGACCTCAAGAAAGAGATTGAAGAAGAGCTAGAGAATCCCACCAAGTCTAGGCTGACAATGCAGCAGCTTGTTGAGTTATCTGAAGAAACACCTTTAGTCTTTTTGGGAGCAGAAGACCCAGAAGAGCGGGAACAAATCGAACGAGACAAAGAAGCCAAGCTCATTGATAAGGTCGATGCTAAATTTGGAGCAAAATATGAAGATACCTGATGGTGTTGATGAATCTAAGGTAATTGACACTATCATGAAAATCGCCAAACGATTGGCGCCCAAATATGTCTTTACCGGATATGATATTGATGACATAGAGCAAGAGGCATTTCTCATTGGGGTCGCCGGTCTTGAAAAGTACGACCCCTCTCGCCCACTAGAGAATTTTATGTACACACACATAAACAACCGTCTAAAAACCTTCAAACGCAACAATTACTATAGAATGGACTATGGTAGTTCGGCCCAAAAACTTCAGGACCGAAAACGCAACCTTCTTGAACCCATGTGTCTAGATAACATATATAACATATGCGCACAAGACCATATAGTAAGTGACGCCCACTTAAATGAAATTCTTGATTTGATTGATCGTAAATTGCCAGCCGACTTACGTCGCGACTATCTCAAACTACAGAGTAATTCTTCTCTGCCCAAAAGCCGCAAGGCTATCATTATTGACGCTATAGAAAAGATTATCAACGGAGAAGATGTATGAAGAAGGGTAGATTCTCAAAAGAGGAGATCGAATTTATCGAGGCGCAAGCCGAGGTACTTTCTCCTGATTCAATAGCCCAGCAACTTGACCGCGATCCAGTCAGTGTCAAAAAGTGGATACAAGAAAATATTGGATTCTCTACAAAACAAAAGAAAGAGGCCGAGGTTGCCAATGAACTTAAAAACAAAGAATATTATCGTGAAATCAAAAATCAGTTTCGTGATGATGAAATAGAGGTTTTTCAATTTCATTTCAAAAAGATGTGGAGTCAGTTTCGTGACGACGTGTTCCACACAGAAGAAATGCAAATTATTGACACTATCAAGTTAGAGATACTTATGAACAGGGTGTTAAAAGCTCAAAAAGACAGTCAGGATCAAATTCTAGAATATCAACGAATGATAGAACAAGAAAAACAGTTGGCGCCGGATCAACGCGACAACGAGCTTGTTTTTGATTTGGAGCGTCAGGTAGCTGTATACAAAGCATCGCTAGAAACGTTATCCAAAGACTACAAAGATCTCCAAGACCGAAAGGCGCGGATGTTAAAAGATCTTAAAGGCACCAGAGAGCAGCGGATCAAGGCGATTGAGGACAGCAAGCAAACGTTTGGGTCGTTGGTGAAGCAAATAGCAACAGACTCTGAGTTTCGCAAGAAGATGGGCATTGACATGGAGAAGATGCGCCTTGCAATGGAAAACGAGAAAGTACGTTTGTCTGAATATCACACATACGAGGATAATGCGGTGGATCAACCGTTCCTCACCCCAGAAACCATAGCAAAAGAGGATTAATATGAAGAAGGCACTTATTTTTGGAATCACAGGACAAGACGGCAGCTATTTGGCTGAATTTCTTTTGAGCAAAGGATACGAAGTCACGGGCGTAACCCGCCGTGTGAGCATCAACACCACAGAAAGAATTTCTCATATCCTGCCCAAACTAAATATCGTCGAAGGCGACATTACTGATGCATTCAATGTAATGCGAGTTATAGAGGAAACCGAACCGGATGAAGTTTACAACTTGGCCGCTCAATCACACGTTGGCACTAGTTTTTCGCAAACACATCTGACCCTAGATGTTACTGCGGGCGGCGTTTGGAATATTCTAGAGGCAATTCGTCACAGTCCTCGTTGTTTTGATATGCGATTTTATCAAGCGAGTACGAGCGAGCTGTTTGGTAAAAATTACGACGAAACAGAAAATGGTGAAAAGTTTCAGAACGAAAAAACGCAGTTTATGCCACAGAGTCCATATGCTGTCGCTAAAATGGCGGCTCACAACATGGTGCGCATTTACCGCGAGGGATACGGTATGCACGCTAGTTCGGGTATTTTATTCAATCACGAAAGCGAGCGGCGTGGCGAGCATTTTGTTACCCGAAAGATCACCAAATGGGTCGGCGAATTTATCAATTTCAAACGTGCTGTAAGAAAAGAATACAACTTAAAGATTATCGAGACTGTTTTTACAGAAGATAAGATTATGTTTAAGTGCGGCAATACGGGCGAGGTTTTATCTAAGTTTGGCAAGTTAAGATTAGGGAATTTAGATGCTTATCGCGATTGGGGCCATGCGGCTGATTATGTGCGGGCGATGTGGATGATGTTGCAGCAAGACAGTCCAGACGATTATGTGATCGCTACTGGAGAATCACACACTATAAGAGAGTTTTTAGACGCTGCTTTTAATGCAGTAGAGATTGAAGATTGGTCAGATTATGTAATGATTGATCCTGAATTTTATCGTCCAGCAGAAGTCGATTACTTGCGGGGCTGTCCCAGAAAAGCAAAAAGTGTTTTGCAATGGGAGCCGGAAATTAGTTTCGAAGAGTTAGCTTACAGAATGGTGAAACACGATGTCAAAACGCAGGGACTACAACGACCCGACTTACAAAAGATTCCGGCAAACAGTTTTAAAACGAGACAAATACACATGCCAGATGTGCAAGAAGAAGGGCAAGAAAGTATGGCTCAATGTCCACCACATAATGAAATGGAGTTCGGCTAGTACACTAAGATACGATCCAGACAATGGCATTACTTTATGCAAGGCGTGTCACAACGAAGTAACCGGAAAAGAATCACACTACATAAACTACTTTACAGAAAAAATCAGGAAAAACAAAAAATGACTATCGAGGAAACGGTGGAGCAGCTAAAAGGAACGGATTCACAGGTAATAGAAATAAAATTGGATATAAATACTTTTAAATTAAAACCAAAAGATGAGTAAGTATACAGTAATTAAAGACACAAGAGAGCAAGATGGGTGGTTTTTCTCTCCATACGATAAATGCGAGGGAATGGAAATCGGCACATTGCACACGGGCGATTACACACTCAAAGGATTTGAGGATATTGTCTGTGTCGAGAGAAAAGCCTCTCCATCTGAAATCGCAAATAATTTTGGCAAGAAAAAGCAAGCATTCTATGACGAGGTAGAAAGAATGCGCGATTTTCCTTTTCGCTTTCTTCTGCTAGAATTTTCTGCGTCCGACGTGATGAATTACCCGATGAGTCTTTTAGACTCAGAGGACCAAAGAGTGTATGCGGAGTACAAAGATGGAAAAAGGTCGCTACCAAATTTTAAAAGGTTCAAGATCGTAGACCAAACAAAGATTAGCGGCAAGTATTTAATGAAGTCATTAATGGAAGTATGTATCAGACATGAAGTCAACGTAATGTTTTGCGACAATAAACAAAATGCGTTTTTAATGTGCAACAGTATATTCAAGCGCCTGATGGAACTTTTTAAAGAGGGTTCAAATGAGCAAGAACGAAGATTCGATTTCTGATATTCACACATCTAACATAGATGTAGAGAATAGAATAATATATTTGCAGGAAAAAGAAGACACATCCGATTCTCCGGGTGTTGATTTTCGTATGGTGCAAAATTTTACAAAAAACATTAATATACTTCAAAATCAAGCAAGCGATCCTATCACTGTCTATTTACAAACTATCGGCGGGTGTTGGTGGTCGGGAATGGGGGTGTATGACGTTATAAAATTATGCAAGTGCAAAGTAACTATTATTGGTTATGCGCAAATTTGCTCTATGGGCACAGTGATCATGCAAGCAGCGGATCGTAGAATATTGATGCCTAATTGTGTGTTTATGTGTCATTATGGATCTAGCGAAATATCCGGCGATTATCTTAGTTCTCAAAACGAAGCCCGTATAGAAAAAGAGATGACCAACAAGATGGTCGAGATATATGCAGAAAAATGTCATAGATATGGATCTTTCTTTATAAACAGAGGAGATTCTCTTGGCAAGGTCAAAACTTATATCAAAAGAAAACTGAAAGATGGAGACTGGTATTTAAATGCAGATCAAGCTTTAGATTATGGTTTCATTGATAAGATTATGAGTAAAAATATAAAATTATGATAAATCAAAATAAGATACTGGAAGATGCTTGGTTGAATATAGATGTTGATGAAACGTCTTTGTTTGACCCTATGGAATTTGTTATGCAGGATGCTGATAACGAACAGCTTCTTGAGCGATTAGCTTGGCTGATGATGCAGCCCCAGTATTTTAGTTTCGCCTGTAAGTACATATTAAACATTGAGCTTTCACCTTTTCAAGCATTGCTTCTGCACGAAATGTGGAATCGAAAGTTTCCTATGCTTATAGGTAGTCGTGGTATGGGTAAATCGTTTATTCTTTCTGTTTATCCTCTGCTTCGCGCTTTGTTCATGCCACGACGTAAAATCATTGTTGTGGGTGCCGCTTTTAGGCAGTCAAAGGTTTTGTTTGAATACATGGATACCATTTGGAAAAATGCTCCTGTGCTCAGAGATCTTTGTCCCGCCAATAGTGGCCCAAGGAGAGATGTGGATAGGTGTGTGATGCATATCGGTCAAAGTACTGTAACATGCCTTCCGCTAGGTGACGGCAGTAAGATCAGAGGCCAGCGTGCCAACGACATCATTGCTGATGAGTTTGCGTCTATACCTAAAGATATCTTTGAAAATGTTGTCGCTGGTTTTGCCGCCGTCGCCGCCTCTCCGATTGAAAAGGTTAAACAGAAAGCCAAAGAAAGAAAGGCCAAAGAGCTAGGCATTCCGATTAGCGATCCTGAAAAAGAAACCGGAGGCGATAAGTCCAACCAGATTATTTTATCGGGTACAGCTTACTACGATTTTAACCATTTTGCAGAATATTGGAAAAAATACCACAAAATTATCAGCAGTGCTGGCGATCAAAGAAAATTGGAAGAAATTTTTGGTGGCGAAGTTCCTTCAGATTTTGATTGGACTGAGTATTCGATCATACGTATGCCCGTAGACAAATTGCCAGATGGATTTATGGATGCTGGACAAGTAGCTAGATCCAAAGCTACGGTTCATTCCGGTATTTACCAAATGGAGTACGGCGCTGTATTTACTACAGATAGTCAAGGTTTTTTCAAAAGAAGTCTGATCGAAGCATGTACCACAAGTCCTCAAGAACCTGTGACCTTGCCGTCTGGAGAAGTCTGGTTTGAAGCATCGCTCAAAGGAGATCCAAATAAAACATACGTTTTTGGAGTTGACCCTGCTTCAGAAGTTGACAACTTTAGCATTGTTGTTATGGAAGTTAATCCCGACCACAGAAGAATCGTTCATTGCTGGACCACAACCAGAAAATCACACAAAGAATTACTAAAATCAAAAATTGTTGACGAAGATGACTTCTATTCCTATTGTGCAAAAAAGATTCGTCAGCTAATGAAGGTATTTCCATGCTCTGAAATCGCTATGGATGCGCAGGGTGGCGGGATAGCAGTTATGGAGGCTTTGCACGATAAAGATAAAATACCTGACGGAGAAGTTGCTATATGGCCTGTCATCGAAGAAAAAGCCAAAGATACAGATGATTATCCGGGATTGCATATTTTAAGAATGTGTCAGTTTGCTAAATATGATTGGTTGGCAGAAGCTAATCACGGCCTAAGAAAAGACTTTGAAGATAAGATTGTACTTTTCCCTTATTTTGATACTGTAAGTTTGGGTCTTGCGTTGGAGATCGACAAATCTGTAGGAAGAAAGTATGACACTTTAGAAGATTGTGTTATGGAGATTGAAGATCTAAAAGACGAGCTGTCTATCATAGAAATGACTCAAACTAATACAGGGCGCGAGCGTTGGGACACTCCTGAAGTAAAAACTGGAGCAGGTAGAAAAAAACGTCTTAGAAAAGATAGGTACTCTTCTCTCATTATGGCCAACATGTCTGCCAGATATATTAGTACCGAAAAAGTCGCTCCAGAGTATGGAGCTATCGGAGGATTTGCCAATGGACAGCCAACTTTTGGAGGTCTTGGCGATAAAATGTATCACGGTCCTGCGTGGTTTACCGAAGGTACAAAAGGTCTTTACTAAAAATATACCAATATCTTTTAAGTTGTGTATAGCAATATAATTGTTAATCTGATTGTCAATAACATTACAAAGGAAATAATATAAATGTCTGATCCCTTATATTCTACATGGGGCAGCGATGCCGAAAAAGAAAAAGTATACGATGCAACAAATTTAGAAGGATACGACGGAGCTGTTTATCGTTCTTTAGCTCATGGTCCGGGCTATTATAGTAATCGTCAAACATATATTGATGTCGAGCCCAACCGTTCGGTGCGTCCTAGCTTTCAAAGATCAGATTACGAAGCGTTTCGTCCGGGGGAATCACTTCCTACCAAACAAAAAAAGATCATTACTTCGTGCATGAATGCATACGATAGAGTTGGAATTATTAGAAATGTCATTGATTTGATGAGCGATTTTGCTAGTCAAGGCTTGGTTTTAGTTCACCCAAACAAAGAAATCGAAAAGTTTTACCGTAAATGGTTTTCTAATATAAATGGACTAGACAGATCTGAAAGATTTTTGAATTATCTTTACAGGTGTGGCAATGTGGTTGTTCAAAGAAGAACTGCAAAATTAAGCAAGAAGGCAGAGCAGGAACTAAAAAGAGCAGCTGGAGCTGATATTACTATCGAAGGTATCAAAACTCCAAGAAGAGAAATTCCTTGGATGTATGATTTTCTTAATCCTGTTGCTGTTGACATATCAGATCCGGGCGCGATGGTTGTGGGAAAGCCAAACTTTCACTTAAATATTTCTAACTACACTTACCAGTCGCTATTAAAAACTGCACAAACTAATCAAGCTATATTTAAAACACTTCCTATAAGCCTTCAAGAACAAGTTAAAAATGGCGAAAAGAAAATTCCCCTAGACAGCTCTAATACTTTCTTTTATCATTACAAAAAAGATGATTGGTTGCTTTGGGCAAACCCTATGATTTATGCGATTCTTGACGATATTATGATGCTGGAAAAGATGAAGCTTGCAGACTTAGCAGCTTTGGATGGCGCGATTAGTCAGGTAAGACTGTGGACTGTTGGCGACTTTGATCAAAAGATTGTTCCTACAAAAGCGGGACTTGAGAAGATTAGAAATATTCTTGCCAGTAATGTAGGTGGAGGTACTATGGATTTGGTTTGGGGTCCAGAGCTGAAGTTCACAGAAAGTAACTCTCAGGTATACAAGTTTTTAGGATCTGAAAAGTACCAGCCTGTACTCACCAGTATTTATGCCGGTTTGGGTATTCCTCCGACATTAACCGGAGCTTCTGGCGCTAGTGGAGGTTATACCAATAACTATGTTTCTCTCAAGACTTTGATTGAGAGGCTAGAATATGGTCGTCAGATTTTGACTCAGTTTTGGCAGCAAGAAATAGAGTATGTCAGAAAAACTATGGGCTTTAGACTTCCTGCCGAAATTCATTTTGATTCTATTATTCTCTCAGATGAAGCAGCGCAAAAGAATCTACTTATTCAGCTCGCAGATCGAGATATTATTTCTCAAGAAACGTTATTAGAGCGATTTAGAGAAATCCCGCAAATTGAAAGAGTTCGCACAAACAGAGAAGAAAGAGACAGATCTAAAAATCCAAATAGGCCCAGAAAAGCCGGTCCTTATCACAATCCTCATCATAGGGAAGATATGGCAAAAATCGCTATTACCAAGGATGTTTTGGATTCTGAAGAATACTTCGATAGAATAGGTTTGCCGCATGAGGTTATAGAGTCTCAAGAATCTACCACAACGACTAAAGTATCTGACAATAAGCCTGTGCAAGAAGCTGGTAGACCTCCATTAACTCCTGATAGTGGGCCAAGAAAGCAGAGAAGAGTTCTTCCTAGAAGCGGAGAACCAACATCTGCAACATTGTGGGGTATTGAAGCTCAGGAAAAAATATCTAAGATTATGACTCCTGTAGCCTGTAATCATTATAATAAGTCGGATGCTAGGGCTTTAAGTAAATCAGAAGTTTCTGAATTAGAGTATTTAAAGCTGTGTATATTCACTGGTATGCAACCTATGATTGATGTTACCCCAGAAGTAATTCAGCAGGTATTGGAGCAAAACACAAAACCTAGTCAAGCTTTTGAAAACTCCGTAAAATTAAAGGTTTCAGAGTTTACTACCGCAAGAAAGCGCAAACCCAACAACTTTGAAATGAAGCATATTTACGCTGCCGTACTTGCCCAAATTTTCTGTTTTGGGGAAAATTAACCCTATTATAGTTTTTTTGTGTATTATCGAATATGGAGGAAAATACCATAAATGAATATACCTGTATATAAACAAGAAATCGCTGATGGGCTGTCTGATCAGATTGCTAACAATTCAATAGCATGTGTTGCTGTTGCAGAATCTGATGCTAAACCATCTCCCGAATCCGTAGAAAAATTACGAAAAATACTCGCAGAGCAACAAGGAGAAGTTGCTTTAGCGGAAAACAGAGATCAAATTGATTTGTATTATATCAAGTCAGTTTTAGTAAGTACCGGCTGGAACAAGAATGATGATGTTTTTGATCCGCGAGAACTCTGGGAAGCCAGAAATACCCCAGAGGATAAGCCTTTTAATTTTATGCACGATGAGAAGGATATTATCGGTCACATCACAGCTAATGAAGTTGTTGATTTTGACGGTAATGCTATTATGGATGAATCTGAAATTCCTTCACAATTTAACATACTAACTTCCGCTGTAATTTATACTGAGTGGTCTGATCCTGAACAAAAGCAAAGGCTAGCTAAAATTGTAGCCGAAATTGAGGAAAACAAGTGGTTTGTTTCTATGGAGTGCTTGTTCCCTAATTTTGATTATGCTTTGGCAGATTCAAATGGGAATACACGAGTTGTTAAAAGAGACGAAGCAACCGCCTTTCTTACAAAATATTTAAGATCGTATGGAGGAGACGGAAAATACGAAGATTACAAAGTGGGGCGATTGTTAAGAAACTTATCGTTCTCTGGTAAAGGCTTGGTTTCAAAACCTGCAAACCCACGAAGTATAATTCTGGAAGGAAATGATTTTTTTGATGAATCTCAAACAAAAGTTTTAACTTTATCTTCACTAAAGGAGACTAATATGTCAGATAACTATGAAACGCAGATTAGTGATCTGCGAGCTGAATTAGCAGAAGCTAAAGCTGCTAACGAAGCGCTTAAAGACAAGGTTGTTGCTGAGCAGCAAGCAGAATTCCAAACTCGTATCGAGGCTTTGGAAGCTACTATTGCTGAATTGCAAGAATCCTTGGCAGTCAAGCATGACGAAATGAAAGAGAAGGACAAGAAGCTCGAAGAAGAAAAAGCTGCTATGGATAAGTACAAAGCAGAAATGAAGAAAAAGGAAGAAGAGCTTGCCGCAATGAAGAAGAAGGCAATGATGATGAAGCGTAAAGCTCAACTTGAAGAAGTTGGCTATAATGCTGAAGAAGCAATTGCAACTATTGAGCAGTTTGCTGATCTTGATGAAGCTACTTTCGATAATATCGTTGCAGCTATTCAAAAACGTCCAGTAAGCTACATTCTTGATCAAAGCGTCGAAGATGTTAAGGAAGAAGCAGAAGCTACGTTGGAAGAGGAAGTTGATTCCGCAGAAGCCAGCGAAGAAGTTCTGGAAGAAGTCGAAGAAGTTCAAGAAGTTGCCATCGCTGAAGCTATGGGCGAAGAAGATCCCGCTGAGAATCTTCGAGCAGTAGCAAGCGAATGGATTGGCTCTTTACTACAATCTAACAAGAAATAACTTATAATAATTTAAAGGAGATTTTATAATGGCTCTTAAAACTGACAGATCTACTCTGCAAACAGATATTTCGTTCTTCATGAATGAAGTTGCGGAAAGAGGTGGTGTTGCCGCTTTAAGCGATGCTGGTTCTGGCGCTTCTATGGATAACGGTACTGCTGTTGTTACTTACGCTGCTGATCCTTCTGGCAAGGTTCCTATGGGCTTGCTTGTTAACGATATGGTTAATATTGACCTAACTCGTCAACACTTGA